CGACAATGTCGTACATTCGACTCCTAGCCGAGTCCGTCTATCATCGGTACTTTGCCCCGCAATTGATTGAACATCTTGAGGGGGAGACACTTGAGGATGCATCAGTTAAATACGTGGTTCCTGAGATTGACATTGAAGAATTTCCGTATAAGAAGAAGGGATCGTTCTCAACAAAACCAACAGACGTCAGGATTCCGGCAAGACTATCTAGTCCTCTCATACCATATCCGACTGAAGTTAAGGAGCTTTGCGAGGGTACATTCAATGGTGATCCCAACAAGATCCATGGACACCACTCCAGCCAGATCAAGACACTGAAAAATGTATTCGATCGTTTGGTCAGGAATGGGAGTCTCCCAGGTGCGGAGCTGAGATATTCCATGGATGATCTGAAGACATTCGCGCGCCAATCTTATTCTGATCGTGAAGATCTAATTAACCTTGCCACCTTGTCATTCGCGAAACGTGCAACACAACATGATCTCTCGATCGCAGCGGCAACAAGTGTCCCGTTCGAAATTTCCCCTTCTATGGTATCCTCATACACATCATTCATCATCATGATTCAACGTCTCCGCGTCCATATCGCAAAAACAATGAACAGTGTAACATTCACCGATACAACCACCCTTGTACCAGCCCAGGAAGCATCATATGTCATGTATACGAATGGCGTTTATGTCTATCATTCACGAACTACTCAACGGATGTTCACAATCCTCTCTTGTGGAGGCCACTTCAGGATGTATCATTCTGATCTAGGTTATTGGTTTTGCGGGCCTTCAACCTACCTGGATTACATATTCACTATTGCTGATGTTTTAAACAATCTGGACATCTTGAGGAACTGCGATGAATATCAATGGGCGACAGAAATGTTTCAGATCATGATTCAATTCGCAGAGCATGAGAACTTTCACAAAGAACAGGTTGATTTCATGAAAGGATTAGAAGGTTTCCTTCTGAATATGTCCGATTATGATGAAGAGTATGCAATGAACTGGAAACCGATTCTTGAAGCAGTTGAAGATCTCTGGGGGTTGGATCAGACGATCTCAGGCTGTCAATATGACATTGGACTCATCGTTACACTTCTAGCTGGGAATTCTTTTAGCAGCCCAAAGGAATCCTTTTTGTGTCGTTTCATCAAAGCAGGGAAAAAGTTGTCAAGAACACACCTCCAGGAGATATCGGCATTGCATAAGTTGATATTCTACGCTGAGGTCAATGCTGAAGCAGGCGTCATGAAGTTCCTGAAAAGAGTCCACACCCCCCGTGATATTGACACCACTGCAGTCCAGAATCTAACCCGATTTGCGAAACAGAGTTTCTTGATCTCTTATAGGAAAAAACACAAGACGATACCTAATATCATCGGACCATCAAACAAAGTCAAACTCTTGGAAACATACGGCCAGAAACAAGATTATGAACGAATCCAAACTCTTCCATTGAGTTGGTGGGATGAAATGAAGATCTTTGACTGTATGGACAACACGTTGACAGATGATCCATTGGAGTTTGCAAAAGACAAAGGTGCCTTGAAATCAGAAATTTCTTTTGGCCCGGGGGATAGTCGAAAGGAGCTCCTCCAGGTTATTGAGCGGCAGAACTATGAATTGAAAGACTTCTTTGCATGCAGAAAAATTGTCCCCTCCAAGACATCGGTGAAACGCACACACCAGAAGGAAAAACCCTTGAAGATGAAAGATCCAGCTAGATTGATCGAGAAAGAGCGAGAACAGAAATATGAGGCAAGGCTATTTGCAAACGGTGAACTCGAAAACAAGCATTCACTTAGTCTAGTTGCTGCTCGTATGAAGAAAGCACTGTCATATTTCGATGAACAGTTGATGACACCTACAGATAAGAAGAGGAAAGCACTGATCCACGAGGCGTCAAGAGAATTATCCATGCATGATAATTATTCTCTGCTGTTGGACATCGAGGGGCATAATCAATCCATGCAACATTCCAACACAGCAGAACTTTGTGAATTCATAGGGAATCTCTTTGGATATGATGGCTGGGGAGACCTTTCGCATTACTTTTCCCAACTCACTGTCTACCATTATGATGAGTACCTCGACAAAGTTATTGAATCTCATGGTCAACTAGGAGGGATCGAAGGATGGCTCAACCCCTTGTGGACGCTTCACACCACCCTCATGATGAAACTGCTACGAGTCATGACAGACATTGAAGTGAAGACTATCATGGTATACTCAGATGATGTCAATGCAGTAATTCAAGTGAAGCAAGCATCAGAGCCTATGGTGAAATCAATTTTCTCCAAGATCATGAAACATTGCAGCAAATTTGGAATGACTGTGAAATATTCGCAAACGACGTTATCAAAGCATCGCATTACCATGCTGCGTCAGCACTATGCAGATGGCATAAGAGCTGACTCAACATTGAAGAGACTGATTTCAATAAGTGCCGGGAACAATCCAACCATCGTAGCAGAAGAACTGGAGGTTGCTGGGATTTCCGCATCAGCTGCTTCCGCGATGGAACTGAGCAACCATCATGAAGCATGTTCGTACTTGAAGAACTACAAACTTGGCCTCCTCCTTTCGCGCTTGCCACAAATGATACTATCTCGAATCAATCCGAATAGCATGATTTCGCCGGATGAATTGCCCGTGAAGTTGTCCAATCTGCTCTATTACTCCAAAGATGATCAATCGTCACTGCAACTCAACAATAACAATGATCTTTTTGTAGCAGCCAGGAATGACATAGCAGCATATTTGGGGAGAAACCCGAATCAGATTGATGCGGGAATTCTTCACAGCTCCCTGAATGCCATCTACGGTCAGAGTGTGGCTGAGCTGCGATTGGTTGATAGCCCAGATCGAGTGCTGTATCTCCAGATCTATGATGACTTCATTCAAGACCTCATGTTCTTCTGGAGCTATATGCCTTGCAATCTCGGTGGTTTGGGTGCATCTCTGCATATAAATCTAATGTTGTCAGGTCATAGTGTTGGGGCATCAAAGGCCTTACATTACCTTCATCAATGGGCATCTCTGTATTCTGCTGACCACACGTATTTCCTGAAATACATGACCGTTTCGCTATCTGTAGATCTAGCCAATTCACGAAACACTGACGAAACAAGACTTGTAACGTCATCCTGGCCGGGAGACCAGCGCATATGTCCTGCAACAACAAGTGTGCAACAATCTATCAAGAGCATGGTTCGGCGACACACTCGAAATCAGAAAGTGATAGAAATGTTCGAATTATCGGATGACCGAGAAGGATTGGCATCAGAGTTGGTCGAAATATTTCGAGAGAACTTTCACAGTAGGATTGTTCAATTCTATCATGAGAACACCTCCATCCATTTCATTGATTTGTTGATCAGTAAGATCGAAACGAGTTCCGGACTACTCATCAAAGTCAGAAATCTTCAGAAACTGCGGCATTCTCTATGCGCAAGGACAGTTGAGAACATCCGCATGGGTGCAAATACTGATCGGACGGTGTTCATGCAGGTGACAAAGTCAACAGACATGATTGAATATTTGATGAACCGCAAGATTGTGATGTTCCCAAAAATTAAGTTCATCGAAGTTGAAGAGGTCCTTTATGACGACAAGATTCAAGAGGTAGACATGTATCAGGCCTTATTAACAGTCAGACGATGTGCCCCCACACATTACAGGAACGGCGTGAAAGTATATGATGATCCCAAGGTAGGAAATGAGACACTTTACAAAGGTGAACTCATGGATGATGACAGAATGTTGGGGAACAAGGAAGAATTACTCGCAGCGAAATTGGTTGCAGTGAGCAAATGGTTATTGATGAAGCACAACATGATGAGCATGACACCACCAGATATCGCAAGCCTGGACTGCATAAAAGCATGCAATCTGGCATTGTCAACCCTCACCAAGCAAACATTCGGAGAGTTGTTCTTTTTTGCACCAACGGAAACAGGTGGTGAAATTCTGCATAGAATCCCTAACATCCGGTTCAGCACTGCGACATACATTAGATCAGAGATGAACAGATCATTGCATTACACGACAGAGTTGAGTCAAAGACTAATTACATCAATGGGCCTCGTGGACAGCAATGTGAACTTTGATTATGTCAGGATGAGATTCTTGGTATCAGCAATAGTCAGAGACAAATACGATTCATTGCGTCGGCTTGTTGTCAGGTATGGTTTTACCAAGCTCACAGGAATCAAAGATGTTCAATTCGTCACTCCGAAAGCCACCACGTGGGTGACTAAAAAGAAATTCAAATGTTATAGTGATATTCGGGGACATACACTCTCTGTGATGCGATTCAGGTACTTGTCACACTCGTATCTGTATACGGAGAACATGAACGAGTGGGCGTTGATGCCAAAGCTGAGTGAGGTCCAGACAGCGGAAGCAATTGGATGGAATTACATCAATGACATAATCCTGCGATATTCAAGAGATCTTGACAAGGATTACATGTCAATCAGCCCGTCGTTCATTGACGGGGGACTGTGGACACCGTTGCTTGAGAAGCTTGACCGTATCGATCCAAAGTGGAGAAGGCATGAGAATATGGATCGACTGGAAGAAATCAGAATACGACTGGAAGAAGTGATGAAAGAACGTAATAAGTTGACAACTGTGGACAAGAGCAACATGGTCCATCTCAGTCTCCAATCACAGCTGCTTGATCGGATCACAGAGAATGCTCCGAGCGATATCGAATATCACAACCTTGTCGGGAGATATTCCAAAATATCACAGAACAGAAGACACTCGACAAGGCTTTCTGTTCGACTTGCACAATACCAGAACATCCTTAGCACTTTCGGTGATCACAAATTGGCCCTTGCAAAATCTGTTATCTTTGAATACATTGCCACCTTTCATTTCAAAACACGAACAGAAAACAGGGAACTGATAGTAGATGCAGAAGAGTCAGTCAGGGAATTCCTTGAAAATGAAATTGGGAGGTTTTCTCTCATGATTGTGAACCCTGATCTCCAAGTTCGACTCATGGTAATTGGATATGAGTATATCTCACAACTTGCAGAAAATGTTCCATTTGAAATTCTAGACGAATTCCGCGAACTCTGTTCTGAAATCTCAATCCATGACATCATCGTTCCTACTGATTTGCCTTCCATTGGATCATACACAACACTGACAGGTAATGAAGAGATCCCCTCTCACTTGTCAGAAATTGAATACCTTGCCCAAGACATCCCATATTCTGCAATGAAGAGTCTGGACCAAATACTCCCGCTTGCGAAATATGCTCATCTCTGTTCGACCACTGGGGCTGCACCGGAAACCTTCACAAGCCACACTGGGTCAGATTCTCTCGGAGCACAGATCGGATTGTTTCGGATGTTGAAATCCGAAGGATGGATAGACGAAACAATGAGCATTTGCGACCTGACAGCAGGGCGTGGTGATGGCCAGTACGCTGCATGCCATCAAGGTCTCAACATGACGTCATATTCAAGGGAGGACACCTTCACCAGATTGAACCACCACCCTGCTGTCATATTCATGAACGACTACGACGTATTTGACGGGACGACATTAAAGTTCTGTTTGCAGGCAGATTTCGTTCATGTCGATATCTCATTCACAGGGAATACAGAATCGAACATTCTGGATCTAATCCTGCTCCTTGAATCAAACAACATTCCTTATTGCATCAGACTGAATTCAGTTAGATGTATTGGTTATGATGAGAACACATCTGCTGACTTGCCCACGTATAGGCACAAAATTGCATATGCGGTCTCGAGGACTATCAAGCCCTACCAAATTTATCTAATTGGTCTTCCATCACAAGGAGTAATCAACTGGTCTGGCCCAGCACTCAAAGACACTCTTGCATTCCGATCACTCGCACTAGGATACTCTCACTTGTTGTCCCCCAGGATGTACGTGCATAGGCTGGAGAAGTTCGAGCCGAATTCCGCGAGTATATACCTCCCGGGAGAAAGAAGGACAAGTGAGTTCATCTCTAAGATCTGCGATGACTCAATCAATGCTGAACAGCTGTATTACTACAAAAGATTTTTCGCAGAGGTGGGTGTCGATGCATCGTTGGAATTTTCATACAATCATCTAGAGCAAGGAGGAAGAGTCATCATGGAACATAGAACCAGATTGATTTCAGTCGTTCCCGAAACGAGTTACGACAATTTGACAACAGCATCGATAGGAACTGTCAGTGACAGAGTCAGACCGTATCATGAGGCTCACATTCTTGCGATGGCTGATAGAACAACTCCAATCTGGGTCATCAAGATCTTCGACTGTGATGAAACAGTGTTGGAGTACTTCAGAAAACGCCATCCAGTGCAAGAGATCAGAACCTGGTGCAACATTGTATTGGGTCTCTTGAAATTCTGCAGATCAGCGTTCCTTTCTGGACCTGATGAGATGCTGCATGAATATGAGTGCTTGGACAAAGGTGCGTCCACGAAACTTAGTCTACATCAACGCGAGTTCCACTTAGCTATCAAGTTGTTGGTATTAGCAGCAAGAGATGACGATTATACTTACGGAATTCGTTATTGTCACAAATTACTAGCTGAACATCATACGGCTTCTGCATCCATTTCCAGAACTCTCAGATCGTACCGACTGATCAGTTTCTTGTATGAAGAAATACACCTCATGCTATCGCGAGGTCAGATATGCATTAGGAGCATCAATGCAATTTCCAATGAGATTGAAGTAAGGGAGAAGTCAAAGTACAAGTATAGACGAAGGAACCCGATAGAGCTGCCTCCTGATTTTGACAGAACAATCTTCGACAAGATTATCAATGACTCTGTTGACACATTATTCAGCAGTTTGGAGAACTATGCAAATACGATTTCTGAAGATCAGCTTGTGAAACAATCATTCGAACCGGAAGAAGATGTGTTCATTGCGATGGATCTCACCTTTGATATCGGCATTCAGAACCAGGTCGAGATGATGATACAAAGATTGAATTTGCAGCCGAGCGGTCCCCATGGTTTTATTGATCTGGGAGATGAAGACTTCCCGGAGAATGATGATTGGTAGGTGGATTCACATTTATCTCTTCAGTTTTGATTTTATTTACCTGAGTAAATACACCTTAATGATTGATCTCCAACGGGATTGATGCATGCGGTGGGCACGTTTACT